ATGAAAACAGAAACGCCCTTCCATGCGCAGCCGACTCAAGAGCTACGATCGAGGTCCAGTTTCAAGCCGGACTATATTGTAACGATCGAGGACATTGATGAGGTGGACCGTGAGTTTTTGGTCCCTTCAACTAAGGCTCATAGGGAAGCGATCATAAATAACGCTAGAGCTAAAGCTATTAAGACAGGTGGGAAGCCTTTAAAGGGCTTTAAAATTATATCAACTGAGAAAATAAATTTTAAGGGGGCAAAATGAATTTTAATCGAGTTTTTTTAGTAGGGAATGTAACCAGGGATATCGATGTTAAAAAAACAAAATCAGGTTTAAAGGTCGGCGAGTTTGGGTTAGCTATTAACCGCCCCACAAAAGGCGGAGGAAAGAGTACCTGCTTTGTAGATATTACGGTATGGGGAGATGAAGCAGACAACTGCGCTAATAACTTATCTAAGGGGGCCGCAGTCTGCATAGATGGACGATTAGACTACCAGCAATGGGAGAATGACGCGGGAGAAAAAAAGTCCAAGCATAAGGTCGTGGCTAGCAAAGTAGAAGTGTTGGACGCGCCAGCTAAAGGTGAGGATCATGAAGAGCCATCTCTCGGCGAAGAAGATTGTCCTTTCTAACTAAACTCAAGGGATTTACATGTCAAATTATAGGACCGTTCAAACTAAACTTTGGAACGACAAAGACGTTCTAGCAGCATCAAAAGACAGTAAATTTTTATTCCTATATTTAATCACTAACAAACATATTAATAACTCCGGGGTCTACGAACTTCCATTCGCCACGATTGTCCATGAAACAGCGATCCCTTCCGGAACGGTTAAAAAACTATTCTCTAACGGTTCTTTGAAGAACGTGTTTTATGATTTCGAAAACGAAATGGTGTTCGTTAAAAATGCCAGGGTATATCACCCTGGTGGAAATCCGGCGAAGGTGGAAAGAGGGATTCTTAACGAATTTAACCAGACAAATAAGACTCCGCTCTGGAATCTATTTTTAGATGTATACCCTTGTTTTAAAGACATATTCCTAACCGTTACCAAACCCTTAGCAAAGGGTTCATTACCATTACCATTACCAACACCTTTAGATTCTAATAAAAAGAATGAAGGGAAATTTGAGCCGGAAATTTTAGAAATCATTGCGGATCTAAATGCCAAGGCTGACAAGGATTTTAAGTTTGTTGAAGCTAACAAAGTGAACATCCGTGCCAGGTTGGATGAAGGCTACACGGTGGACGATTGCAAGCTGGTGATCGATAACAAGGTGGCGCAATGGAAGGGCGATGCGAAGATGAATCAGTATCTACAGCCCAGGACCTTGTTTCAACCGAAGAAGTTTGATGGCTACCGTAACGCGAAACCGCAGGTGGAGAAAAAAGAAACATCCGGCTCGGCCAAGCGTAGGCAAATAGAGCGGCTTTTGGCGCGGAAGCCTGTCCAGGAAGAACAAACCAAACTCATGGAGAATGGCGTATGACCATAACTTACGATGAATTTCTTGAGCAACTAGCGGCCCTGTATGCCTTTGGGTTGCCGCAAAAAGATGAATGGGAGTTAGTGTATTGGCACAAAGCGATTAAGGCTAAAGAGTTAACAGCCGCCCAGGTTGGGGCTGCGGTTCTGCGACTCACCCAGGATGAAACTAAATTCTGGGATACGGACAATGTTCCGGCGATGATTATCAAAGCAGCCAAGGAGATAGCCGAGGATAAGAAGATTACAGCTTTTAAGAATCAGATTTTACTGGCGGAGAATCGCGAGGAGGATGAGGACAAAAAAGCGTTAGCTTCCTGGGGCGGGACCCCAGAGGAGGCCGAGGCTAATAGGCAGAAAACCAGGGAACTTATCAGGGGGGTTTTTAAATAATGCTTCTTGAATTACCAATGATTTTTGAATTAACCGAAGCCGAGCAGTTTGTTGCCAAGTATGTGGGGAAGCTGCGGTATGCGAATGCGCGAAAAAAAGGGACTCTGGACCAGAAAAAAGGAGGGCAGTCCTGCGAAGCGACAGACCGGGAAGGGTTCGCTGGCGAGTTACTTTTTGCCAGAATATTCAACTTGTATCCGGACCTTAGTGGGGTTGTGGGGGATGCCGATGGGGTGACGCGCCGCGGTCGGACCTACGACGTTAAAGTCACTAAATATGAAAATGGGCTTCTTCTTGCTGGGTTGCATAAGAAAAACAAGCCTTGCGATTTTTACGTTTTATTCACCGGCGAATTTCCACGGTATCGATTAGCCGGATTTGGCGACAAGGAATCTCTTTTGGTTGAAGAGCAGATTAAAAATCTTAAGGATAAAAACGGCAAGAAAATGGGGGATTGTTATGCCATGAGTCAGGACGACCCGGAATTTAAAAAATTTAGTTTAAAGGGGAGAATTTAGTGTTCGGAGTAAAGATATTCAAGCCGGATAAAGACGGCGAGCTAAAATACAAGAAAAAAATATCTGCGAAAAAGTGTTCACAAATACACTGGGCTGTGTTTAGGGGGGACCCAAACCGTAGCGCGAACCCAGGGAGCATACTCAAGAGTAATCCTGGGGTTAAGTATCACCGCGTTGGGGCGGACTTAAAGAAATGCGCGGAGAAGGGATGTAAGGTGATAGTCGAAGACCCTCGGCGCAAGACTTGCTCTCCCGAATGCCAGGGGAAACGCCTAGATAGGCAACGCGCTATTTCCCGAAGAAAGAAATTGACGGTAAAAACAGAAGCAACTTGCCAGGAATGTAATGTCAAGTTTATGGCTGCGCGTAAGGATAGGGTGTATTGCAGCAAACAATGCAGAAATGGACGTAAACGGTGATTGAATGAATATGCTAAGATCAATAGCTGAAGGGCTGACTAGGATGGAGGGTATGGATATGCCGAGTCAGCGTGTAAAAAAGCTATTAGATGAATTAAAAATTGAAATGGAAAGGGGGGCCTATCGCAAGAATGTAAGGGTTTCGACTCTTATTAGAAAGTTAAAGAAAGATGGGGTCAGTGATAGAGAGGAGTCTATCTTGCGGAAATACATTGCGCCTGAGTTCGGGAGTCTTACCCTGGCGGAAGCGGTGGATCGTTCCAAGGAATATGCGGAGCGGATATCATGCCAGAAGGTAAAGTCTACCGGGAAGAAAGAACTACGGTTATTTGCAAAGTTGCTCCGGCTGGGGGATCCATCGTATAAGCTCCCGAATGTTCGGTTCAAGAATCCAGGGAAGAGGTTTCACGCAGGTCAAATCCTGGAGGTGGAGGAAATCCTCGCGGTTATAGATAGTCATGTGTATGAGCCGTACAGGCTGCCATGCAAGGTGGCTCTCTATACTGGAATGCGTCGAGGGAATATTCTTGGGTTGACCAGGAAGGATGTAGATTTAAAACGCCGAGAGGTGCGGTTCACGCTAAACAAAATACCAAAGCCAATGGTAGTCCCGATTTCGAATAAGTTGGCCCAGGTATTTAACCAGGTGCCATGGCCATTGGATGATGCTTTGTTGTTTAAACTGCCATCATCTAAACAGGCTCTTTCAATCGCAGTAAGTCGAGCGTTTACCAGGGCAGGTTATCCCTGGTTCAGCTTCCACAAGCTACGACATACAGCGGCTTGTTATCTCTTGGAGCATGGGGTGGACATAGAAGTTATCTCGGCTTTGCTTGGGCATAGCTCTATCAGGGTAACGATGGAATTTTATGCCAGGGTAAAACCAAAAGCGTTACGAAAAGCAGTGGGGGTATTCGATGTTTGACCCCTTTTTTTACGAACAATATTTTGACGGTGTTGTAACTTATTGAAAACAAGTAGCCCCAAGGGGAATCGAACCCCTGTTTCCGGCGTGAGAGGAAAGTAACATTAGCCAAGTCAGTCCTTCAACCTCTCTCTTCCCAATAAGTTAACCCAACCGTCAAGAAATATACCCCCCTATGTTTGGGGACTTATTGGATATTAACATGATAACGACAAACGATAAAAAGGTATTAGATGAACGCGGGGAAAAGTATGGCCCGATGGGTCCGATGTGGAGGACTATTGGGAAAATCCAATGGGAGCAATTTACGTTCATGCTGCAAAAGTGCGGATCGCGGCAGCCGACTCCAGAAGAGTTGGGCCAGCTTGCTGCTTTGAATATGAATGTAGTTAAGATGGTCCGCTCACTCCATGACCCCAGGGACCTGGACCATGGGACCGATGGGCGGAACTACTGGACCATTGCGGAGCGAGTCGGAAATGTGGAAGCCTAAAAAGCGTAAAGATAGGTTTATAGTCCGGATTGTGGAAAGTCCGCATACAGCTTATTTTATTCAGTTCTGTACGATTCCAGGTCGGGGTAAGAGTAGGTGTAGGTCTTTTAGCCCCGATACACATCCGGAGTTTTGCGCTGAAATGGTTGGCCTGGTTCGTGAATTGTATGGCCCGAAGGGAGAAGCAGATGAAGAAGCAGATTAAATTGAATTTACCATTGAGCGATGCCACTGAAGCGGTCATTAGGGTTAATTACAAGTTGCATGATGGGAGGCCTGGTGAGGGGGTTCTTGTCCGCAGGGCTGACCTGGCAACGATAGTTGAGGCTTTGACTGAAAGTTGGGAGAAGCTGGCTGAATGGGAGGAGTTTCGAGAGAGGTTGGATGTTATTGGGGTGAGTTCAAGTGAGAGAGATTAAGCTAGTTCTACCCTGGCCGCCTAGCGTCAATAGTCTTTACCGGATTAATGGCAAGGGTAAAAGGGCCGTGATATTCAAGGCAAAGAAAGCGGTCGCTTACGCGGATACCGTTGGCTGGGAATTAAAGCGTAGAAAGATTGAAGGGTTCGGAACAGCCAGGGTAGAGATCGATATTCAGGCGTACCCGCCGGATCGGCGCAGACGCGACCTGGATAATATCCAAAAGGCTTTGCTGGATAGCTTGCAGCAAGCTGGTGTTTACCAGGACGATTGCCAGGTGGATAAGATTATGATCGCTCGCGGACCAGCGGTCCCCGAAGGCATGGTGGTGATCGAGATTAAGGAGAGAAAGATATGACCAGGCAGGAATATGACCAGATTGTTGGAGCTTTTGAGTTGGGCATGGA